CCATTCATTCTGCCATCTGGCTCAACAACGAACTGACCAGAACCTGAGTCCTTGCTAGTTGTTTTCAATGTTCCATAGTCTGCTGGCTTACAAATGTAAGACAATGAACCAGACAATGCATTATCAGCAGCAACAGCACTTTCCATGGCTATAACCTCAGCAAAAGTTGGGCTAGCAGCAGCAAATGTTGTTGTATTGATTCCAGTAGTGTTAGCAATACCAGTTGGTTGACCACTTGTACCTGAACCAGCTAAAGCACCTAAATCAATTGCTAAAGCAATAGATTGTGTAAGGTCATCTCTGATTAAATTTTCAATATCTAATGAAGATTGTTGAAGCATTAATCTTGAAGCATCAGTGTGAGCACCGATAACTTTAGGAGACATGGTTACTGATCCTGAAGTGAATTCAGACTCAGCAGAGTCTCCACCTTCAGTAGCAATCCAGCCAGCAGAAGCAGCAGCAGTTTTCTTAGGAATAACTACGTTGCCTTGTAATCCACGAAGCATGGTTGCACCAGCTTGCATTACAGAAGATGAGTTTCTTAGAACGTCTATGAAATCTCCGCCTTTGTAATCTTCAGCGATAAGAGTAGAGTCATCACCAGTGTTGATGTCTCTAGTCCAGTTACGAAGAACATCAGCAGGAAGCATAATTCCTTGTGCTACTTTGCCATGTTCTCTAGCAGCTTGCTCTGAACATTCGAATTCGAATTCAGCAGCTCGCTGTGCATTTCTGTCAGAAGGATTAGCAAGAGCGTTAATAGCTTTTACTAAACTAAATCTTCTAACTTCTTTTGGTGTCATTCCAATTTCAGAAGGAGTTTCAAGTGGAGTGTTATTAGAAATGTTTTCCAATAATATTCCTCTGAACTCTTCAACAGATACACCTTCTTGAATAGCCTTGTCAGCTAGGTCTCTTTTATTGTGCTTTACAGCAAGATCAATGATCTCTTTTGAATTTCTTTTGAATTCAGCTTTTGCTTCGTCAGCACTTTGAGCTCTAACTTCATCAAGGTTAATCTCATTTTTAACTTCTTCAGTCATTTTAATTACCTCTATTTGAGTTTTAGTTTGTTTATTTTTAGAACGCCCAACGCCTACAAGTCTGGATTGATCAGCAGGAACACTAACAGAAGAAACTTCCATTGGTGTCCAATTTGCTTTGTAATAATCCTCGCCATCACGTTGAATACGCTCCAGTTTATCTATTCTGTAGCCTACAGAGATATTCATGCGAATACCATCTTTGACATCTTCATATACTTCACGAGCTAGTTCACTTTTTCCAAAGCGTACAACAGCAGTTGTCCTTTTTGCTGTCTCATCAAGCTTGAATTCTTCAATTACACCTATTTGCTTGGTCATATCGTGATCAAGGAGCAGTGGTGCTCGCCCAGATGCTATAAACTCCATGTTTATATCACCTTCAGAATGTCCTAGCACTTCCATGCCAAAACTTCTTTCAACAGGTTCTTCAGAAGAAACGCCAACTCGGACTCTACGATTTTCTTCATCAATATGAGAAGCTCTGGAAAGATCAACAGTCCTATATTTCATAGGCATATGTAATACTTTTCTTTCTTCCTCATCTTGATCCATCATAGAAACTTCCTCAGCCATTTCTACTTCTTCACCTTCTTCTACATCCTCATGTTTCTCAAACTCAACGATAACAGAGTTATCAGTTTCAGAAACGCTGAGGATATGTCTATCTTCTTTTTGCATAGTTTTCTCCTCAGTATTTTCTACTGGATGCATTTCCAATTCATTAGAATTGAAATCGTTAAAATCCCTTATGGGATTAATCTTGGTTAATGTGCTGAACTTATGACCCACTTCAGTGTCAGTAGGTTCACCACTTCTATAAACTTGTATTAATGCAGCAGGATCATCTGGTGTTCCAGTAACTGAGAAATCACTGTTAGGAATATTAATCTTTCCATCTCTGGCTATTTTAATAATTTTCCCTCTAGCTCTACCACCAGCACTATTCCAACTTACAAAATCTCCAATGCTTAATGCATCTGGAGCTGCTCTATCATCATCTTTTTTCATTTGTTCCACCAATCTTTTTGACCAACTATAACCTGCATCTCCACCCCAAAGAGCCCATGCAATTCTTCCATTACTGGGGTAGCCATCTTCGCCAGCACTAAAGCCTTCTGCTTGTTTGTCTACCTCATGTCTTGAAAAGAAGCTGTACATTCTTTTAATAGTCTCATCTGATAAATTCTCACCAGCTACTATTTGTCTTGCTCTTACAGCACCAATTCTAGTTCCACCTCTACCAAATTCTTCACGCCAGTCTAAGCCCTTTTGAGCTTCTGACTTCATTCCTGCATTTGGTCTAGCCATCTTCGTCATCTCCACCCTGTATCTTCGCTTCAACAGGTAGTTTCTGACCAAATGGCTGATAAGCTAATTCAATATCATACTGTTTGGCTAACTCAATTTCTTTTTGATGTTGCTCAAACAGTTCTTCAGTGTCTCTGCCATAAGATGCAGAAATATCTGAGTATGTAAGTGTTCCATTTTGTAAACCAATGACATTGGCTTGCATTTCTTTTAGTGGATCAATCCAAGCAAACGATCTTGGAATGTAATTTACTGATCTAGCAAACTTGTCAAACTTGCCCATTGGTAAATTGATGTAACCACTAGAAATAGCCATCTCCAACCATGATTGGAATACTGGGTTTACAAAATGCTCAATTACAAATTGTTGATATATCTGATACATACTTCTATCTTCTAAAGCACCCTGCCTGATAGAAGAATAATTAACAGATGTTAAATCGTTAGATAGTGAGTGATAAGAAATATTTAATCCTGATGCAATGCTTCTAAGTACGCTGGTTGTAAAAGAATCAAATGCAGATGTAGGATGTGTAGGATCAAATGCTTTAAAATCCATGCCTGATGGTAGCTGTTCAAAGACTCCTGCTTGAGCGTTCATTGTTGGGTTGAATGTATCTTCATACTCGCCATCACCAACGTAACCATCGCCATCTGGTGAGGTGAAGAAGCCCATTTTAGATGCACCAACTCTTGCTGCTACTATCTCTGCTTCAAGATAACCATTAAGCATCTTGACGTTTGCCATAGAGGTTGCAATTAAAGAAACTCCTCTGGTCTGCTCTGCTCTTTGTGGCATATAAGCATGAATGATCTCTTCAGCAGGAACTCTGATGTGCTGGTTCTGGCTTAAGTAATTTCTATTGTATGGATGATCTTTGTATAGATGATAGGCTACTGGCTTGTCATATTGATCCACCTCAACACCCATTTTGACTTTGTTGCCAGTTTGTTTGTAAACATCATTTTTATTTTCGTCTAAATGATCTGATTCTAAAAACTGTAATTGAAAACCAAAAGGAGAATTTGGGTTTTTTATTTTTCTTATTAAAACTTCACCATCTCTTGCTAGAGATTCTATAAATATCTTTTGACAATCTAAAAATGACAACCTGCCATTGGTAGTACAGTTGCCAACATGAGACCATTCCTTCCAAGCTCGCTCAATGAGCAGGTTAGCTCCAATGTCTAAAGAACCATCATCGTTCCTAGCTTTGGAGCTAACTCTTATGCCATGCTTGCCGATAACATTAGATACCATTAGATTGAGGTATCTAGCAATGTAGCTATCGTTTCTAGCTAACTCTCTTGCCCTATCTCTTAGGATTCGTATGTTATCTTTTATTTCAGCATCGGCACTTGTAGATGTGGTTACAAAATCTGCAAATAATCTGCCAGTGTTAGCACCAGTATAACTTCTTCTATAAGCCTTTCGTTTTTTCTGTTTTGGTGTATCGCCACCAATGATTCTGTTATACCAAGCCATTATGTTATGTCGCTCTTAGGTGTTGAGCCAGTGGTACGACCAAAATTAACTTTGATAGTATTTCCTGATCCTCTTTTATTTTTAATTCTTAATTGTTTAACCTCTTTAAGATATTCAGCTTTGTATCTATCTCTAAAAGTTAATAATTCATCTATTGAAAGTCTTGATAAAGACCTTCCAGCAATAGACATAGAGCTCTGATCCATTGTGGCTCTGTTTTCTATTACTGCTTCAATTGCATCTAAAACAATCTTTGCATGACTTCTAACTGAAGCAGAAGTTGTTGCATAGTTATCCTGTATCTCAACAAAACCTTCTTCTAATTTAACTCTTGCAGAGTCAGATGATCTGGTTATGTATGAAACCCAGTTATAGTTTCCTTTTGTGTAAGAAGTTGTGCTTGATTCTTCGATAATGTAATCATCGCCAGACTCAGATGCAGTTAAAGTAAAGTTTGCAACTGTAGCACCATCAACTAAATTGAATTCATAAGATAAAGAGTAGTCAGCCACAGGATAATCTTGTGATAAATCCTCTCTTTTCCAAGCCCAGAAATCTCCTAGTTGTAACTCAACTGGAACTTGGCTTGGATAATTTGTTGAATCAAAAGCGTTGCTCAAGCAAAAACCTCATAAATGTTTTAGATATATCTACATCTAACACTATGGTGCATTGAGATAATGTCAATATTTTTGCTTAAATTAGACTACTTCCAAGAAGTAGCAAAATTACCCTTTGGTTGCCTGTTAATTTGATTTTTATTGTTGTTCACTCTGTTTGGATCAGGGTCTGTAACATTACCAGTCAACAACCTCTGCTCTATCACGTCAAAGTTTGGGTTTAGTATGTATGCAGCAGCCAGTGCATAACAAATAGTATCAAGTGCTTCATTACGCTCTCTAACCTGCTTCCAATATAAAGTCTTTCTACCTTTAACAAATTTCACAAACCTCTGCTCGGCTGTAAGCTGTTTAAAATACTCCTCATCTACTGAGCTTGGGAAATGTAGAGTTGAATAACCATATTCAGATGCAAGTCTTGAATATATGACCTCTTTTGCTGTATCACTTCCAACTGGATACAGAGTGTTGTTCTCTTTGCCAACTTTTGTGGGCTTGCCAACAACTGTTTTACCACTTTGAGACTGACCTTTGATAGCAAATATCCTTCTACCCTTTTTGTTTTTAGTAAAAGCATAGACCATTTGTGTCTGGAATCCTGAGTCAATTGTTGTACAGGCAATAGTCATATGCCTTCCAGAGTGTGTTTTAAACTTAGTTTGTAGGTATTTATCCAGATCATTCCATACATTCATCTGCCCAGTGCTGCCATAAATGATTTTATAATCTACAACCCACATCTCATAGTTATGTGAAAAGGCTACAACCTGACACTCAATCCTGTTTTTCTGAATATCAATGCCACAGGTCAAGACCAGAGCTTCGTCTGGTATAGATTCAAGGTCATAACTCTCTCTTCTGGACATTAAGCCTTCAGCTTCTACAACTTCTTCAGGTTCTGGCTGCCATGTCTCAGCTAAAGAGGTATTAATAAATGTTTTTAACATCTCTGGTTGTTTTCTAGCTTCTAAAAAGTTTGCAGCCATTGCACCCCAGCTACTAAACACAGAATATATTTCATTTAAGTGAAAGCCTGCTATTTTCTTTGTTTCTTTTGTTGCTCGCCATTCTCCATTCTTTAGCATCCAATATTTCTTTGATTCATTGATGATGCAACCATTCTCGCAAGTATAGATTGCAGTCTCTGGCTTATCCTCTTCCCAAACTACGTTTGACCACTTTAGAGTTTGCATATGATTACACTCTGGGCATGGAACATAATAATAACGCTGATCACTTTCCTCAAAAGCAGCTTCAATTCTTGAGATGCCTTTGACTGTTGGTGTGCTGCATAGATAAATCTTACGATTAAAGAAGGTCTGGGTACGCTTTGAAGCCAAAAGAACTGGGTCTCCCTCACTGCCTACGTTGGCTTCCATCCGATCTACCTCATCGATGCACAAAATTCGCACAGCTCTACTAGCTAATGAGGCAGCAGAATTAGAGCCCACCATGTTTAATGTAGTGCCACCTTCGAACTTTTTAGATAAAACTGTGTTTGAACTATCTTTTGATTTAGGTTCGTTAATCCTATCTCTGAGAACTGGAGTATCTCTTAGCATATTCGAAAGTTTCTCTTTACTATATGCCTGAGCCATTTGTAAAGAAGGCTGCATTATAAGTATAGGTGATGGTTGCATATGTATGTAATAACCAACCACGTTATTTAGAATCTCAGTAGCTCCAACCTGTGCACTCTTTTGCCAAACAATACGTTCTATGTTTGGATCGTTGAATACATCCATAATTTCCTTTTGATAAGGAGCATAATCAGTTCTATATTTACCACTTACAGCAGATGACTCAGGTGATAGATACCTGTATTCATCAGCCCATTCTGATATCTTTAAATCAGTTGGTGGTTTCCACAGACTTTGTACTTGTTCTAGTACGCTCTGCATATTCTTTTGGTAATCCATCTCCAGATAGCTCCTCTAACGCTTCATTAATACTTTTTCCAATTAAATCTTTTGCTGAATTAAAATCTTCTACAGCTAAAACCTGATGTGCAAGATTGGTGGCTACATTTAAGAACTTTACTTTTGCATTGCCAACAAGAGCACTCCAAGTGCTTTTGACCAGCTCTGCTGGTATTAACTTAGCTTCAAGTTGATTAACCTCTAGCTCTGCTTTATCTGCTTGGAACTTCTTGAGTCTTGTGGACTCTTCAACAATATCTCCACCTTTTCCATTTTTCTTAAAGTGATTGGCGTTTTTTCTTAAGTGATTAATGTATTCAATCCTGCAAACATCTATATCAACTGGAGACCTGCCTTGTTTAATTGTAAACACGCCATTCTTTACCAGCTCTGATACTGATTGAGGTGTCATCCCCAAATGTTTCGCTAACTCAACTTGTGTAGCCATTTTGTAAAAAATAAGTTTGATTGAGATTTGCTCGATCTAAAAAATAAAAAAACTCGCAACC